TTCGGCTGGAGACGGCGCAAGCGGCTGGGCTTGGGCTGTTCCCGCATCCATCTTTGGGTCTGGGGCTGGTTTATCCGATTCCCGATGGCGACAATCCTGTGGCGTTCAAATTCAGGACGTTGGGGCGGGGCGAATCAGGAAAGCGCAAAAATCAGGTTTTGGCTGGCGAAATAACGGCGTTATATGGTCAAGGAGCGATTAAATTCGTCGAGCCTGTGTGTTTGACGGCAGGGGAAGAGAAGTGGCTTCTGCTTCAACAGGAGGGGCGTTGCGCCGTATCGTGGGCAACAGGTGAGAACTCCCGAAACGGATTGCTACTGAAAGCCATAACAGAGAAAAATCCGCCCTCAATTACAATCTGCTATGATGCGGACGATGCGGGACGCAAGGGGACGGCATTTGTCCGTTCCCTTGCATATTAAAAGAAATGGAGAAAAAAAATGATTAAATTTGATGATGTTCGTGCAATGCTTAAAAACCGGCGAATAACACAAAAAGAGATTGCGAAAAAAGTATTCAGGAATGAAGAGCGACAGTGTGTAATATCAAGAATGTTTCGAGGACAATTGCGGATGACGATAAAGCAAGCGATGGTTATTGAAAAGATGCTCAAAAAAAAAATACAATGGAATGATATATTGCTTTCGCATCATTTATTTTATGAGTCAAAAAAGGAGCGGAAAAAATGACAATTGAAAAAGTGATTAAACTACTGGAACAAGCGATTGATGAATTAAAGGGATTGAGCGTTCCGAGAAAGAAGCGAACATTCCGCAATGTTTCGGCGAGCGATGTGAATGAAATCATTGCGTATTATCAAACGTTAATTCTGCCGCCAACGTGTGATGACACGGCGGTTCGAGCGGTTAAACGTATCCGAATTTTGCTTCGGTTTCATGATAAAGGATATTTGTTGTCTGCTATTGATGGTTATAAACGGCAGATAGCAAAAAACGAAACACGATTGCAATACCGGAAGCGATGCGGGAACTTTTTTTACGGTGATTGTTGGAAAGAGTATTTGTCTAAAAAAGAAGAGAAGAGCAAAAGCCGTTCAATCTGTCCGCACTGTAATGGCGAATATGATGAAGATAATTTATCGTGCTCTGTGGAAGAGAATCAAAAAATTGATGCCGGTGAAATGCGTTTTGAGGATGCCATATTTAATCGTTGTCCTAAATGCGGTGGAGTGGTGAGCGTTTAGAATGTCAAAAAACGTTCAAAAGGGCGTCTTTACGGCGATTTGTCGGTGTTGTCCGTATCTTTGTGTGGGTTTAAGCAAAAAGACCGCAAAATCAAAATAAAGGAGTTTATCATGAATTATGACAAGGCGTGCGAATGGTTTGATGAGTTGGTGTATGAAATAGTGCATGACCGCCATTCTACTGATTCGGATAAAACCGAATACTTGTCAAATTTGGCGAGGGCGTTGAATCATGAGGTTGATTCCGAGCGGATTGCCGAGTTGGTGTATGAAATAGTGCATGACCGCCATTCTACTGATTCGGATAAAACCGAATACTTGTCAAATTTGGCGAGGGCGTTGGCGTTGCATGCGTCAATTTATTATTTGTTTGAAAAGAATCGTATGTTAAGGGTTGGTTGAGTAAAATTGAACAAGATTCGAACCTAATATTCCGAGCCGCCTCCGATGCTCAACGTGCCGTTGACTATATCATGGACAAGCAAAATTGCGATGATAATGACAATTAAGGGCGACAATAATGGTTAGTGCATATACAATATATGGCATTGATGCGACAAAAAGCGCAAGAAATGTCCATATATTGTATATGCTTTTTTTATGCGAAAAAAAATATTACTTTTTTTAATAATTTCTCTTGACATGAGAATGTGAGTCTATGTATTAGTTGAGTCGTAAAATTGATTAAAGGTTAAATTGTTCATTGAAAAATTAAAACGGACGCCGAGAAGAGATAGAAACAACAAGCGGACGGCGGACGATTTAATAAATAACCCGAATCGAAAGGAGAATGATGATGCCGATGACAAGAGAACAAGCGGTGAAAGAGTTGACCGAAATGGACGGACACGAGATTATTGATGGCGATTATGCCATCGAACTTGCGGGAGCGTTTGGAGTAAGTGTTAAACCTTACATCTTGCGTGATGACCCGCATTCTTTCAAGGGCGTTCATTTAGATAATGGCTTGAAAGAAATTCGCGGATTTGGCGTGATGGAATTGGCGCGAGAAATATGCGAGGGAATTGGTTTGTCTGGCACACGTTATTATAATGGACGTGGAAGTCAATTTCGAGCATACGTGCGCCGCATTATTGAAGGAGAACGTAAAAATGAGCGAAGTTAATCGTAAAGTGGTTCGGTCCGGAGGCGGAAATAAATAACAATCGGCTGTTCATTGTGTTATTATAGACAAGCGAGGATAAATACTTTGCTTGTCTTTTTTTTGTTTTTACAATGCCCTTAAATCGTTCAAAAACATGTCAAGGCGGTATTTTAAATGTTAATTTGTGAAAAGATATGAGAAAACTTATAAAACCGCTCAAAATTAAGGGAAATGGCATTAAACGTGAAATTTTAAGATATATATATTTATATATTATATATTATATATTATATATTATATTTATATATTATAATATACTCTTAAAATTTTGACTTGACTTGTATATTCCTGAATACGTATCGGATAATTCCATAATGAATGAGAAATCTATATCTAATCGAGGGCGGAAGTCTAAATATGATTTCTATGTTAAACCACGTCTTGAAGAACTCGCAACGTGGCTAAAATCAGGCATGACGGAAGCGCAGTGTTGGAAGAATCTCGGAATATCTGTTGAAACCGCCAATCAATACAAACGCAAACATCCCGAATTTCTGGAAGTCGTTAAAAATAGCCGTGAGGTTGCAAATAATACAGTAATTTCAAGCCTTTATAAACTATGCACCGGCTACGAATCGCAAGATGAAGTGATAACAATCACCGAAGTTGACGGAAAAATCAGAAAACACAAAGCAATTAACAAGCGGACACACAAGCCGGAGGTTGCGGCAATTATATTTTGGTTGACCAATAGATGCAAAGATAACTGGCAAAATCGTTTAAATAGCAATATTAATAGCAATGTTAATGTAAAATCGTCTTTTGCAGATATAGTTAAAGAGTTTCACGTGAAACATAATGGCAAGAATGGCGAAAAACAAGAAAAACAATCAAACGCTAACGAACCAGAATAAAGCGGATGATTTGTTATCAAGGCGTATTGAGCATTACCGAACATCCGAGCATGGATGGAATGATTTTGCATCTGATATTCTTGGCGTGTCTCTTGATGGCAAACAGCAAGAAATTATTGATGCCATACAACACAATTCCAGAGTTGTAGTTAAAAGCGGACATGCAAGAGGAAAAGATTATCTTGCGGCGGTTTCTGCGTTGTGCTTTTTGTTTCTTAACTATCCATCGAAAGTTCTCAATACGGCTCCAACAGATAGACAAGTCAATTTTATTATGATGTCCGAAATCAGGCGCATTTATAACAATGCGAAAATAAATTTAGGTGGAGAATTGCTCGGAACGTTGATTCGTATGCCCGACCCTGACTGGTTTTTGCTCGGATTTAAACCAACGGATAGTGATACAGAGAAGTGGACAGGTTATCACTCGCAAAATCTATATCTCATTATGTCCGAAGCGTCAGGTATGTGTGAAGCCATTTATAATGCGGTTGAAGGCATATTAACTGGCAATTCTAAACTACTTCTCGTTGGCAATCCAAACAATACCGCTGGTGGATTTTTTAATGCGTTCAAGTCCGATTTGTTTAAGAAATTCACGCTTAATTGTCATGATGCGCCAAACGTGGTTGAGCGTAAAGTGGTTTATTCTGGTCAAGTTGATTATAAGTGGGTTGATGACCATGTTAATATGCAGGGTTGGACGACCAAAATAAGGGAACAAGAAGCCAATATTGATGATGGTGATTTCTGCTGGAATGGCGAATGGTATCGCCCGTCAGATTTATATAGGGTTAAGATTCTCGGTTTGTTTCCAAAAGAATCGCCCGATGTTCTTATTCCCTACTCATGGATTGAGCAGGCAATAGAGCGATGGAAAGAACGTTATCCCTATGGCGTCAATACCTATGCTCCTGCCGAAGGGAATTTATCAATTGGTGTTGATATTGCCGGTTTGGGAACAGATAAGACCGTTATAGCATATCGAACGGATAACGCCCTTATTGGATTTGATGCTTATGCCGGTCAAGAACATATGCAGACGGCGGGGATTGTTAAAAAAATTTCCGAAAGACATTCTCGTGCGTCTTTAATGCTTGATACAATTGGCGAGGGAGCGGGTGTATATTCAAGGCTTAAAGAGCAAAACGTAAAAGCCATATCAGTCAAATTCTCGGAGTCGGCGGAAGGATTGACGGACAAATCTGGTCAATTACAATTCACGAACTTGCGTTCATATTGCTATTGGATGATACGAGATTTGTTAAATCCACAATGGAGAAGCGATTTTGCCTTGCCGGACAATCAATATCTAATCGAGGAACTAAATGCGACCAGAATTGTGTTCAAATCAAATGGCAAAATACAAATAGAGGAAAAGGAAAAGGTAAAAGAAAAGATTGGGCGTTCACCTGATTATGCGGATGCGTTTGCTTTATCTCTATATCCTATAAATCGAAACAAGCATATTTTTATTGACACGGGTATCAGTGTTCGGAGATGACGTTAGCCATGATACGTAAATTTATTCAAAATTTCGTTGAAAACAAACGCCTCAAACAAGAAGTGCGTGAATTGCAATTCACAGTTGATTCCTTGTTATCGGGAACACGCCTTGAAAGTGAAACGTCTAATCAATACAACACAACCGAAGCGCAAATAACTGAAATCGTTCGCAAATACAACGGACTTGCCGAATGGGGATGCGATTTGACCAAAGCAATCGTTGAACTGCGAGCCGCCTTTATTTATGGGAGCGGTTTTAAATATGTTCCGATAGATAACAAGCAAACAGCCGCCGTTGACCGTATAAATCAAATTCTTGAATATAATAATATTGACATCGAGGTCGGACAGGCTTTGGCTCGTGAAGCCGAGATAGAAGGGCGCATATTGGTTCGTCTTGTCCCCGAAGAAAATAAAGAAACAAGCAAAAAGACAATCCGCATCGTTCATTTGCCCTACTCGGAATATAAATATAAAATTATAACCGGTGATTATTATAACATATATGAGCAATGCAAATATACAGATTCAAAGTCCAATAAAGACGAAATAATGAATATGGGCGAGTTTGTATATCAGAAGTTTGGTGGACGATTGACAACGCCAAACGAAACCGCTCCCATTGTTGGATATTTGCTGGGGCATATTGAAGCCGTTGATAAGTGCTTTTATGACTTGCGTCAAATCAATAACTTATTCTCACGACCCACGCCGGTCTTTACGGTTCCTGATGCCGATGCCGCCGCCGAATTAAACGCTACGCTTAAATCCACGAATTGGAAAATCGGCAATGCGGTTATTACAAATGGGAACATGATATTCGTTTCTCCGTCTGCCGCAACCATGTCCGCACTCATGGATGAGATAACATATCGAGTCAAAATTATATCAAGTGTTTCCGGTATTCCTGTTCACTTTTTGGGAATGCCCGACTTGATGTCTAATCGGGCGACTGCGGATAGTTTGGTTGACCTTGTTTATGGCGCAACGGAGCGAGCAAGAAACGCATGGATTGGATTTTATGAAGAATTAGGGCGGGATTGTCTAAAAATGCTTACGGACAAATTTCATGAAACCCCGTATGACCTTAATTCGTTCAAAGTCGAATTGCCTTTTATGACATCTGACAAGGTTCTCAAAATCGTTCAAGAGTGGTTGCCGTTGTTTAATTCCGGTTGTTTGTCGAAAAAGACCATCATATCTAAAATCCCTGATATTAATGTTGATGAAGAGATTAAAAGCATTGAAGCAGAGAAACAGGCATCGTCTAATGAATACTTAAAGCGATTTATGGAAACAGAAGAGAATCAGAATGAATAAACTTCGTTTCAAAGCATCATTACAACAAATGGCGAGCAAGGAAATTCTCGAAACCATTCCAGCGTCTTTGTGGGAAGAGATTAAAGAGAAGGACGCTCATCCGTTGTTTAAAACTTTTTGCATTGCGCATGAAGGCGTTGCTGATTCTAAAATGGTCGGTAGCGGACGACTATCTTTGCAATATTTCAAGGACGCCGTCCGCAAAGTTTATGACCGTATTAAGAGCGGGTTGCCGGTCTTTTCTGGACATGCCGCAACAAACGACCATGCAGGACGAGAGTTAATCGGTGAGGTTGTGGGTGGTAAAGTGATTGAGCAAGACGGCATTCTTAAAGCGTTGGCGACTGTTTATATCAAACCAGAAAAGCGAAATGTCGAATATGATATAGCGTCCATAGAAGCGGACGCATTGATTGAGTTTGATAATTCAGGAAGTCCCTATGTTAAAGACATAGAGAAATTAACTGGAATTGCCATTGCGAAGCAAGGGGAGCGGTTGCGTGCCGGTTTTGCCGGTGCGACTCTATTAGGTGCTTTGCAGGCGTTCCGAGAAAATCCCGAAGAGGAGAAAAACAAGATGGAAATCACGCTTAAAGACGTGAGGGAATTTGTCAAGGCTGGCGGGTTGCGCCCATCGGATTTATTTGGCAAAGAATCTCTTTTATCTGATGGAACAGTTGTCGAAATTGTCAATGCGGCAAAGCATGATGCGCAAGGGTTTGGAATGCGTAAAGAAGCAGAGTTGCAAGAGTTAAAAGACAAAATAAAAAAGGAACAAGAAGAAACACAAAAAAAGGTTGTCGAACTTACTGGCAAGTTGAACAAATATGAATCAAGACCTATTCTCGAACAACGATTGAAAGAGCGCAAGATTGATGATGCGAAACTCAAAGACTACATAGACAGGTTGTTTTTGTCTTTTACTCCCGCAACGATTGAGCGAGAAAAAATTGCCATAGAAATTGACCAGTTTTTAAACAATGCCATTAAAGACTATGAAGAGAAATACGAATTTTTTGTTGGCAAAAAGCAAAAGACAAAACAGAACAAAGATGATGACAAAAACGAAGAGCAGTCAAATGAAGAAAATTCGGACTTGACAATCCCAAAGAATAATCCGCTGATTCCCTGATTATAAGGATTTGAAAATGCCTTGTCATAAAAAAAAGAAAAAACGAATCAAACGCTGATAATTGGAGGTGATTATTATGGCAGAAGTTGTTGATGGCGTGGAGCAGGGTTTCCGCCTGCTTTGTCCCATAGATGCTTGCTGGACGATTGATGTCGAGGCTCCGTCTGGCGGTTATGATGCCGGTGATGTTGTCAAAATTGGTGATACGGTGGCGGTGATTGTTTCTGATGCCGCAAAGGATAGTTTGGTCACGGCTATTGTTCGTGCGCCAATCATTCTCTTGCCGTGTGCTGCGTCAACCGGAGAATTTGTTGCTGGTTATCCCATTGCGTATGAACCAAGAACCGGCGACATTGTTGGAGAAACTTCCGGTAATGTTATTTGCGGTATTTGTCGCAAGACGCCTGCGGTTGGCGATACATGGGTCGAGTGTTGTTTTGATGGTATGCTTGCAGTTTTGTAAAGAAAAGGGGTGATTCAATATGTTTAAGGGACGAATCGTGAAAGATTGGGATAAGGTCAATTTCGCCGACCGTTCCAGTATCAAACTTTTAGAGGGAGCGGTAAATTATTTTTTGTCCGCGCCTTTTGAGAATAAAGAAATCAAGAAGGCTATTCAACAGTTCGGACAATCGGGTGATTTTCCTGCTTCCGTTCTTGAAATTCTTGAAAAGTATAACGTAACTCCGGATTATGACCTTGCGTTTGAGGAAATATTCGACATTCGTGATTTTACAGGCTCGAATCGCAATGGTTTTAAAATTCTTGACGTCGAGAGCGGAATCACATTTGTCGAGGTTCCGGTTGGCGGTTCTGCGAAGTTGGCAAAGATGGCGGGCGAGCAAATCACCGTCAATTTTGCAAAATATGGCGGTGGTTTGCAATGGGACAGAACGCTCATTGACGACAAAGAGTATTGGACGCTTGAAGATAACGCCATTGCATTTCGCAATCGTGCTGCGTATGACAGAGCGGCGGCGTTCTATGCGTTGATTGAAGCGTTGCCAAATACTTGTAATGTGGCGTGGCAAGCACCGGTTCCAGCCACATTGTCGAATACCGATGCGAATTATGCGGCGATAAGGGACATCGAAACCATTAATGCGGCGTGTCAAGCCATCTTGACAGATTGTCGCAATAAAGGTTATGGTATTTCCCCAAATTCTCAATTCATCATTCTTGCGCCAATTCAATTAAGGGCGAGAATCACAAGAGCATTGGGACTGCTTAATGCCTCGCTTTCCGGAACGAATTTCAATGGCGTTCTTTATAATGCGACTCCTCGCTTTACAATGATGCTTTCGGCAACAAACAAGTTTTATGTGTGTTTGCCGAAAATCAAAGCGAAGGGCGGGAACAGAATGAACTTGACCATATTCACCCGCTTTGAGGAAACGCAATATTCTGACATTGCTGTTGGATGGATGCGCTTCGGTGGTGCTATTGGTGATGTTGAACAGTTCAAGCGTTGTTCTACGGCATAAGGAAACGTTTCTTGCGGTAAAGCCATGAAAACGTAATAACATGAAGAAGGGCGGTGTCGTTAAATCGGCATCGCCCTTTTCTGTTTGAAAAAAGGATAGATAATGCGTATTGGAACAAGAAAAGATATATTACAAATATCAAAGACCGCACAACCGGACATCATAAAATCGAGAGAAATAAGGGCGGTTAAAACACGTTATCGAGTCATTGAAAAAGACCGTCCTGATTCAAATGTCGTTGAAATATTGCACGATGGAATGTGGAAGGATAATCCGTGTTATATCATAGGCGGCGGCGAATCTGTTAAGAAATATGATTTGAGCAAGTTGCGCAATAGTTTGGTCATCGGTATTAACAGAGCATTTGAATTTATAGACCCTGCTATCATATTTTCTATGGATGGGCGTTTTTGGTCATGGATTGAAAAAGGAGAATTTGGAGAAGAAACAAGAGAACGCTTTATATCATACAAGCACGGACTTAAAGTATGGCTTAATACAGGTGGAATGTTCTATCCTGCGGACATCTTGCGAGTTCGTTGTTCCGGCAACAGAGTTTGGAGTTATTCGCTCGAGGATGGAATAGGAAGTGGAGGAAACAGTGGATTTGCCGCATTAAATTTGGCGTGGTTGCTTGGCGCAAGACCAATATATCTGTTAGGATATGACATGAAGGGTGACGGAAGTCGCCAAAAGTGGTTTCATGATGGTTATCCAATAGTGCAACCTGAATCTGTTTATCATAAATTCAAGTCATCGTTTGAAAAATATATTCCAAAAGAAGTCTGTAAAGATGTCATTAATTGTAATTTGGAATCAAATCTTAATATATTTGAACGGCGCATGATTGACATGGAAGAGGAACCGCTTATGCCGCTATTTGTGTCGTTCTACACAAAAGGCACCGGTTATGAGAATGAAGCGAAAAAGTTAATCGCCAGTTTAAGAGCGTTTGGAATAAGACACGAGGTTGATGAAATTGATTCTCGTGGAAGTTGGATTAATAACGTGCGATATAAAGTTGACTTCATTTTAAATAAATTGATAACGCACAAGCGAGATATTGTTTGGGTTGATGCCGATGCTATTATAAACAGACGACCGGTATTGTTGAGAAATTTAAAGAATCTATCTGCTCATTTCCGTTTGCGCAAAGATGGAACGAAGGAGTTATTAACCGGAACGTTGTTTGTTCCATATACAGAGCAAGCCATTGAAATAATGAAGGCATGGAAAGAGACAACGGAAACAATGCCGGACACGTGGGAACAAAAGACATTACAAGGCGTTTATGATGCTTGTGCTGGAAATGGTTTTGACATCTTGCCGAAGAGTTATTGCCATATATTTGATTCGGGCGGAGATGTGAGTGAATCTCATATTGTCCATTATCAAGCAAGCCGTCAATATAAGAGGGTTATTACATGAAACACATACATGACAAAAACACGTTAAAAGAGCGATTTAAGGCATGGGAAGAGTATTACGAGGCAAATCATAAGGGATAATAACAAAAAGTGTCGCTTTAGAAGGAGTTATAAATGACAAAAGGCGAGTTGATTCAAGCGGTGTTGATTTTGGACAAGGCGGCATCACAAGCGGTCATGACGAGGGAGGCGCACGTTCAGGTTCAATCGGCATCGCAAAAGGTTCTTGAATATGTGAAGAGTATAAAAGCGGAGGTTATAGAATGCCAGAAACAACCTACGGATGGGTGACGGAAACTTATGCCGATGACTATATGCAGTCTCGGCTTAATGTCGTAAATTGGTTTGCGAGCGGGGCGAATAAGGTAGCGGCATTAATGATGGCTTATCGGCAATTGATTAGTTCGCCATTGTTTTCTTTCACGTCAACAATCTCCGAACAGATGAAATGGGCGCAATTAGAGCAGGCGTTGTTTTTGCTTAATTATTCCGCCGATATAGACGCTCGTTCTTCGTTAAGAAGTCAAGGCGTTCAATCTGCGGGGATTGTTCAAGAATCTTATAAAGAACTAAACCGGCAAGCAATTTGCGAGGCAGCGATGGATTTCTTAAAGGACTATAAAAAATCGCAAACTTTTGCTTTTGGCATTGTCGAATTGCAACGAGAAGAGACAACGCAAACAACGGAGTTGGTTTAATGGTTTCGCTTGTTCCGACATCGCCTTTTCAAGGTGAAAATATATTCACTAAAAAGGCGGATATCATGCTCAAAGAATATCGCAAGGCGCAGAAAATCATTTCCGAAAAGTTATTGAATGCGAATATCACTCCGGCGGCAGAATGGCGTTATCAATCTTTAATGCGTCAAATCGAAGATGAGGTTCAAAAACTAAATGGCATAGCAGCCATAACGGCAAAAAAATCAATTGCTGATGCTTTAAAGCGAGGCGCAGAAGCGGCGCAAAAGCGATTAAAAGATATGGGCGTTGTCAAGAAACGTCTTGATATAGATTTTGTCTTATTAAATCGCCGGACGGTGGAAGTGATAGCGCAACAAATGGCAATTGATTTGATGGCTGCAAATGACTCTATAAAACGGATGGCGGCGGGATATTTAAGAGCAACGCAACAAAAGGTATTAACGGAGCAAGCCATTAATGAGCAAATTGCGCAAGGCGTTATTCAAGGCGCAACACGCAGAACTGTTTCTGATGCTTTGTTTGGCGATTTTATAAGCCGCATGGATGGCGAAAAATTTATTCACATAAACGGACGAGATTATCAACCATCTAAATATGCGGAGTTGGTTGCGAGAACAAGGACAAGAGAAGCCGCTTCTGCTGGAACTATAAATACTTGCGAGGCTTATGGATGCGATTTGGTTCAAGTTTCTATACATGAGCATAAAGACTGTGAAGGCGATAGATGTCCAGAGTTTGCTGGGAAGATTTTTTCAATAAGTGGAGATTCGAGCGACTTCCCAAAGTTGACAAAGATGCCGCCATTTCATCCGAATTGCGCCCATGTATTATTGCCGGTAAGTGAGGATGCGTTAAGGTTGCGAGGGCAATATGAGACTCTTGTTGACTTTTCCAATGGTGAAAAAGAGATTGACAGCGTCAGCGAGTATTCGGATATGGTGAGTGCATGATTGGTGAATATTTAAATACAAGCGCAATATGCCAAAGCATATCGCACAATCAGTGGGGCGAGGAGATAATAACCGAGACGCCAATTCGTTGTTTTTATTGTGCGAATGATACGCGCCATATAACTGCGGATGGAGCAGAGGTCGTGAGTGCGGCGAGCATATTAACAGAGAATGCGGTGGAAATGAAAAGCCGAATTATAATTGATGGCATTACCTATAAGATATTATCAATTCGCAAAGAAAAAACTTTTTCATCGCAAAGTCCATTTTACAGGATATTTATAGCATGACTGATTATCACGTTGACATGTCGGATTTAATAAAAGGATTGAACAAATCTGATGCGAGAATTATGGAAGCGATAGAAAAGGGTTTGGCGCAAGCCGGAATGCAATTATTGAATGATGCAACATTACAAATACCGGCGACGCCGTTAGACGAAGGAACATTGCGAGGGAGCGGGAGCGTTTTTGTCGGAAATAAATTGGTTGGAACATCTCCGCCGATAAATGGAAAAGGGGAACCGAATCGCCAACATCAAGAACCTATGATTTCTATGGTCAAGACGGCAACTGTGGGATTTAACACTCCGTATGCGGCATGGTTGCATGAGACGCCAGAACTCGACTTCGGTTCTACTCGTGAAAAACGTGGATTGCCGAGACCGACCGGAACAGGCGCATTTTATTTATCAAAAAAGATGGCGACAAATTTCCGATTATATATGCAGATAGTTGCGCACTCAATAAAGCGGTTTTTGGGAAAATAGAATGATAAAAGAGATAACGCAATATATAGCAAACAGTTTGGGAATGACGATAGGAGTTGACTTATTTTGTCAATTGCTCGTGCCGGAAGACCCTGATACGCTTGTTCTTATTCGTGAGACCGGTGGATTTCAGGAATATGATGGCGATATGATGTTTTCAAAAGATATACAAGTTATGTCAAGGGCATATAACTGGTCGCAGGCAAGAGAACTAATAGAAAACATCCACGACTTTTTGCATGGGACGACTAATCTTGTTTTAGATAGCATGACAATTACGAATGAACAATATCAATTTGGAACAATCGCTTGCGTTTCTTTGCCTGCTCCGATTGGCGAAGATTCAAAAGGGCGAAATATTTATACTGCGCATTATTTAATTCGAGGATGGAAAATAAATTTTAACAATACAAGCGGAAGTGGGTCGGGAAGCGAATCAAGCGGGGAAACGAGCGGGGAAACGAGCGGGGAAACGAGCGGGGAAACGAGCGGGGAAACGAGCGGGGAAACGAGCGGGGAAGAACCGCATATAACCACGATTTATGTAAGACAGGATGGAAGCGGTGATTTTACAAACATCACTGATGCCGTTGAATATGCCATTGATGGCGACACTATAATTGTTTATGACGGAACGTATAATGAACATGTCGTTATAGATAAGTCAATTACGCTACTGGGCGTAAATAAAAATACGTGCATATTAAATTCTACTTATGATGGAGACGCAAAAAGACCTGTTTTAACTATTCAAAATAGAATAAGCGTTTCGGGCTTCACTATTGTCAATAATTATAATGGTTTGTCGGTTGCAATAGAAGCGAATGAACATGATATAGATTTTATGAATTGTAATTTTTCTGTAATTGAGCCTGATGAGTATGCCGCTATAACAATAAGTGGAAAAGGAATAATGAAGTTTAGAAATAGCGAAATCACAAGTGATGACAGCGATAATTATGCTATTAAATTGCTTGATAACTTCGATGGCGAAGAGATAAAAAGAACGATAACAATATCACAATCAGTAATGAAATATGGCGCCGAATTGTATAGCATTATTTTCCATCCAGAATATGGGATAAATACTCATGCCAATATTTATCGTTGTAATTATGATGTAATCGGTAATGATAATATAACATATACTATTTTGGGAACTTAACAGGAGGAAATATTATGGGTAATCAATCACCAATGCGCGATTTGGGCGCATGTGCGGTTGTGTTTGGAGGCACGACAATTGTTGGTGGAACTGTTGGCGAATCTCATGGCGGTGTCCATTTTAAGACATCGCAAGATGTTGCTCCGGTGCATGAGGACGTGGCGGGAAGTCAACCGGTGGATGAGATATTTACCGGCGAGGCGTGCGAGGTATCCGTGCCGTTGACGCGCTTCCAGTTGGCGACTTTGGTATCATTGATGCCGGGTTCTTCGGGTTCAGGAACAACCGGAAATACGATGGTTGTTCGTTCTACGGTTGGGCGTTCTGCTTATGACAATGCGCAGAAATTAATAATTAAGCCGATTGTCAATGGTGCGGTATCAACAAATTCCAACGAGTGGTTGACTGTGTTTAAGGCAAGTCCGAGAATATCTGATGCCGACCTTGTTTATGATGTTTCGACCCAGCGAGTTATTAACATCGTATTTAAGGGATTTAAAGTCCGTGCGAATGGTGTTGGCGAAAAAATTGGTTGGTTGTATAAAATCGGATAATATGGAGGAAGAGACATGCGGGAATTTAACGCTGATGACCGTTTTCCGAGACTTGTTTTCACGTTAGAAGGCAAGAAGTATGATATCGGAGTCATAACGAATGCCAAAGCGGAAAAGTGGTTTGCCATTTATAAGGAAATATCTGTTTTAAAAGACGATATATTGCCGGTTAATGTATTTGACAGATTGCTTGCCGCATTGACCGGTTGTCCCGAAGAAGAATTTGCCAAAGCGGACTATTTCAAAAAATCTGCTATTGTTAATTGGCTTCGTGAAACATACTTTGGAAACATTGATGCGGAAAAAAAAACAGACTCCGAGAACTTGAAAGAATAGCGCATATACTCGTTAATATTCCCGCATGTTTTTCTGCCAAAGACCTTGAAGCGATGGACTTTGCGGAGTTGTTGGCATGGGCGAACATTGCGGAAATTCAACGTTTGGAACGAGAAAAATTAATGGCGTCTGCGGTGCGAGCCGGATTCTCCGATGTGGACGGATACGGCTCTTTTTTATTTGAAATTAATCAAGAGATTGAAAAGTTGCGCGGCAATCAGGACGAGGTTATCAAGCGCAATTGGGAAGCATTAAAGCGAGGGATAAAAGATGTTTGATGCTGGTTCAATAATTGGACACTTAAAATTAGACGTGGGCGGTTGGAATAATAAATTAAAACAAACGCTCAACAATACGACCGCAGATGTAAAGCGAAGTATGGCGACAATGGCGTCCAATATGCGCCAATTGGGAATGTCGTTGTCTTTTGTTGGTGCGGGAATTACTGCAACAACGACAATGATAACAAAAGTCGGAGCGGGTGCCGAAGATGCGATAAATAAGTTATCTGTGACGGCAAGAAACGCCGGAATTGATTTATCAAAAAGTCAAAGCGAATTAAAAGATTTTTTCAATGATATCCGAGAAAATACAAGTCAAGCCGTGACTGATACTACTGCGTTGCTCGGCAAATTTATTCCCTATACAAACGACTTGTCAAAAGCAATGGAAGCGGTTAAATTGTCCAGTGAATTGGCGGCGGCGGGAGTCATGGATTTTGAAACATCTGTTCGTGCTGTGGGTGCGGCATATCAGGGAAATTTCATGCTTTTGGAGCGTTCAATAAAAATCTTTTCCGATTATGAGCGGGCGCAATTTAAATCTATGACAAGCGATGAGCAGCGAGTTTTTATGTTTGAAAAGTTGCGGAAAGCGTATGGCGGAATAGCATTAGAAGAAGCGCAATCCGTGACGGGACGCTTGCGCCAGATGCAAAACGCCTTTGGCGACTTTTGGGAAGAAGTCGGCATGGCGTCGAACAAATATCTTTATCCGTATATTGTAAAGATAAAAAACAGTCTTATTATATTACAAGATTGGGTTGCGGCTCACGGTGAGATTGCCGGAAAGATTGTTTCCTCATTGGCGATTGCTGGAACTGCGATGCTTGCTTTTGGTTCTTCTATTTGGGTCGCATCAAAAGCAATGACGGCTTTAAAAGTTATTATCACAGCAATGAATGTGTTGTTTTCTCCGCTTACGATTGCCATTGTTGGCGTGGGTGCTGCGACGTATGCCTTGCGAGCGATGTGGGTCAACAATTTTATGAACATAAAGCAAACATGGAAAGAGTTTGTTGATATTGTCAAAGTGGGATGGGATAAAATAAAAAAATGGTTTGGCGATGAAACGTTTGCAACGTTTGTTAATGAGTTTAGTCGAGGAATACAAATCATTTCGCTTTATGTTCAAGATTTGATAAACGAGATTGAGCGATTAAAGGACATGTTCAAAATCAGTCCCGAAACATTTGTTCTTAAATTTGCCGCCAAAATTTTGCCGAACCAAAAAGAGAATTTAGAGAATGCCCAAAAAGCCGAGTCTGCTGTCCGTGCCGTATTGCGCAAGTTTGGATTAGAAACAAAAAGCGCATTTCGAGAACCGGAAGCGCGTCCGAAGGTTGCAACCGATGAAGCAATTCGGGACATATTAAACTATAATTACAGAAAAAACAAACAAGATGCTTTCACAATTGGTTATGGATGGGCGAAAGAAAAGTTGGGCGAAGCGAAAGAAAAGTTGGGCGAAGCGAAAGAGTTGGCGTCATCTGTTGTTGACGTTATGAAGGTTCAATTTGAAAAAGATTTAGATTCGCTCGGTGGTATTATTGAGAACAATTTTCCCGAAATATTAGATTCGTTCAACAAAATTCGAGAAGAGTGGGCGAAGACTATTGAAAAGCCTGAAATTGACATGACGCCAAAATTAATGTCGCCGAAAATTGACCCGACGTGGTCATTAATAGCGGATGCCGGACTAAAAACAACAAAAGAACTTGTCAAAGAATTAGAAAAACTACAACAGATAAAAGTATTTGCGCAAATGAGCGATGATTTAAAAAATGACGCTTATTTTCTGGAACAAGTTAATGATAAGATAAAATCAATAGAAAATCAATTGGACGTTGTTGGAAACAAGGCATCGGCTCTCGGAATCACAACGTCAAATTCCATTCAAAAACAAATAACAGAACTGGAAAATCTCAAACAGCATTTGCAAAATGACCCGCTTGCCATGCAAGGCGTTTATGAGAAAATAGAAGAACTGACAATGGAACTTAAACCGAAAATGAAAATGTGGATGGATACTGTAAAAAATGCTTTTGAGAATACGTTTAATGCAATGGAAAATACCATGAACTCGTTTTTTGATGACGTTATTGACGGAAACTTGAAAAAGGGAAAAGATTATTTCAAGTCGTTCTGTCGTGATGTTTTAAAAGGGTTCGGAAATATGGTATCACAAATGGTGCGCCAGTGGATTGCTGGACAGGCGCAAATGTCATTTTCAGAAGGGTCATCTATGTGGTTAATGCTCGGAAAGATGGCGGGTGGATTTGCACAAATGCCAACAGGTGGGGGCATGACTCCGCAAGCATTTGGTTCTGCGAATGGGACGTCATGGGCGTTTTATGATGAAGGTGGTTATGTTCCGAGAACGTCTCCGGCAATAGTTCATGCCGGTGAAACTGTTTTGCCTGCGCATTTATCTCCCGCGACACAAAGAGGAGAAGCGAGGGAGGTTGTTATTTATAACTTCTTAACGCCAGAAGCACAGGCAAGGGCGATGGTTGCAGATGCGCCTAAAAATGTCATTGTTAATATTGTTAATGAGAACATGTTAAATAATGGGTCATTACGAATGAGAATGCGAGAATAATATGGACGTTTTTAATCTGCCAAGAGAAAAGGTGGAAGTTAGTTCAAAGCGAAATGTTCTCGTATCATCTTTTGAGGATGATACGGAACAACGCAGGATAAAGAACACGAGAAAAGCAATGACTTTTCGTATTACTTCACCCGCCTTAACGTTATCGCAATTGGAAGAGTATCGTGAGTTTTATGATGACCATTTAGGCGAGTTATCTGCTTTTCAATTTGTTAGTCCTATGGATGGCGAAACATATACGGTTCGCTTTGGCGGAGAATTAAAAGAGACTCTTGATAGAGGATTATTCAGGTGCGAGTTTTCATTTAAGGTGGTTTATGAGTAAAATTGCGAGTATTGCATATTTTCAAGAAAAAAATAAAATAACAAATGCGCCGATATGGTTATATCGTGTTGGTGTTGATAGTGCTAATCCCGCAACGGATTTGTTTTTGTGTGAAGGAATGGAGTCTGTTGCATATTTTAAAGATAAAATGACTCCGCAAATTTATACGCCATTTCCGATAAAGCATGATATATTACAGGAAAATTCGCAAGGGAACATTGACAGTATAAAGTTGCGCATTGCCAACGTTTCCCGCGATGTTCAGGTTTATTTGGAATCGAAGGAAGGTTTAAGGGATTGCAAAATAACAATCCGGCTTGTTTTTTCTGATTTGTTATATGACCCTGATGCTCATGTTGAATATATTTATTATGTCGATTCGTGTGTTGCCAACGAACAGGCGGCGGAATTCACGTTGCATAGTGGTTTAGACTTATTGCGGGTTTCGGTTCCAAAACGAAAGTTTTTGCGGGATAGATGCCAGCACATTTATAAGGGTGTTGGTTGTTGGTTGGCGAATGGTTCTATGCCGACCGGTTTTGATGCAAATGACCCTGATGAGTGCAACAAAACAATTGAGGATTGCGAGCGGCATAAAAATAATACAAGGTATGGAGCGTTTAAAGGAGTGCCGACATATCGCTATGGGAAACTATGATGATTTTATTTATTCTGTTGTTGGATTGCCGTTTCTTGATAATGGACGAGGTCAAGAAGGGTATGATTGCTATGGACTGGTATTGGCGTATTATAAACGTGTTTGTGATTATGATTTGCCTGATTATCAATATAGAGATAACAAAAACAATCAAGAAACGATAAATCAAAACATCGGGAGTCATTTTATTGAGGTTCCGTATAGAGAACGCAAGAAGAATGATTTGTTGTTGTTTGTGGGCGAAGGCGGGTTCTTGAATCATCTCGGAATATTGATTACCAGAGACAATTATATTCACGCTTCTCGTTCTCATGGTGTTGTTGTTGTTTCGTTGCTGATGCACGGAAAAGCATTGTTGCGAGGCGTTTATAGATTAAAAGCGCACAGGGGCATTTTAGATTAAAAACCATAAGACATATATCTCCGTCCAACAAAATGCGAATTTAAGGCATTTACGGCGTTTTTTTGGCAATTTTGATGCGTTGATAAAGGCGGTTTTGCATAAATGAAAATCATTATCATATTAAATCCGTTGGATTGGACAAAAAGAGAAGAGATAAACGTTGATATTAAGGAAGGCATGACGTATGCTGATATAATTCCGCCGCAATATCATTCCAATCATATAATCACTTCGTCCTTATATGGAACAATCAAGCCGGAAAATTTGTTTGATATAGTTAATCCCGATGATGAAATATTAATTAAACCCGAAGTCAAAGACCCTGTTTCGATATTTGTTATTACTCTTGCGGCATTAAAAGCAATAAGCATTACCGGAGTCATAGCGTATGCCATTTCGGGTGTCGTTGCGGCTGGCGTATTGGTTGGTTTATATATGATTTCACGACCACGCACGCCAAAGCAAGGCGGAGGCGGCGATGATGTTTCCAATACGTATGGCTGGGATGGTGTATCTACAAGTAGCGACCCCGAAAATCCGATTCCGATTGTTTATGGAAAACAGCGGTTGGGCGGTAATATCATAGATTATTACGTTGAGACTACAAATAACATTGATTATATGTATTTGCTTCTTGCTTTGGGCGAGGGCGAATTTCAATCTATTGCAGGCGCAACAACCGATTCTGATAATGTATCGTTGTCAAGTATTGGCGACAAAATCCTTTTGGAAAATAATCCGATAACAAATTATAAAGACGTCAATATATATACGAGAATGGGGAGTGATGAGCAGGCTGTTATCGCAGGATTTGGAAATATACATAATTATTATTCGCTCGGCAATGAATATAGACTGGTGATAGAAGGCAAAGACGACGCTGTTCATACTACATGGCGAAATTACACTACATATAATAGCGATGTAGAAGAACTGGTATTGCATTTTTCGTGTCCGAGTGGGTTGTATAAAGTTGATGATGAAGGAGATATTAAGGGACAGGAAATAACTGTCGTTATCAAATACCGCATGGTCGAGCCTGTTCTCGATTCTAAATGGAAATCGGTTTCAATATCGCACAAACAAGAAATAATGTCAACGTTCCGATTCCAAAAAAAAATATCAAATTTAACCGCCGGAAAATATGAAATTTCGGTTGGCAAAACTGCTGGTGTCCAAAAAACCACAAACAGCGTAGAGACTTATTTATCAGCGGTTGATGAGGTAAAATATAATACTTTAACATACCCAAATGTTGCTTTGTTGGGAATTAAGGCAAAAGCGAGCGACCAATTATCGGGCACGTTTCCGCTTGTCTCGGTGTTATGTGAAGGGCGCAAAGTTAAAATATGGAATGGTTCTACGGACAGTGTTGAATATTCACAGAATCCGATATGGTGTATTCGTGATTTTGTGGAAAATAATCGTTTTGGTTGTGGTGGGTTTGTTGTTCCCTATAATGAAGATATGCTTAATTTGTTATTAGATGAAGCGAATTATTGTGATGAGTTGATTGGCGATTCCGGTGAACAGGTGCCGAGATTCACAATGAATTTCGTTTGTGATGTTGCTTATAAAGCGTTAGACATGATTGCGCAAATGACCAGTTCATTTCGCGCTTTTGCTTTTTGGAGTTCTGGACGCATTATGGTTAAGGTTGAGCGTCAAGGTTTGCCGGTTCAAATGTTTGCGATGGGAAATATTATCAAGGGGACTTTTTCGGAGTCGTTTATATCAAGGCGAGAGCGGTATAATTGCATAGAACTGGAATTTAACAATGAAGATATTGATTATAAAAGGGACATTATATCGCTTATAAATGAAGATGACCTAATTGAGAATCGCCCACTTTATAAGAAAACTATTTTTATGCCTGCCATTACGAGAGAAATACAAGCGAGGGCGGTGGCGGCGTGGATTTTAAAGGTATGTCAACTGGTGCGCATTATAACGTTCAAGGCGGGCATTGATGCGATTTGTTGTCAACCGATGGATATTATATTATTTGCTCATGATGTTCCTGTTTGGGGCGTGTCAAGCGGAAGAGTAGAAAGAGCGTTTTCAAACAAAATCGTTCTACGTAATCAAGTTGTTTTGGAATCAGGAATAACCTATTATATTAAAGTCAAATTGTCGAATGACCAGATTATTGATAAAAGGATAACAACGCCTGCCGGAGCGTATGTTGCCGGTTCGGTTATAACCGTTGAGTCTGTTTGGGGCGATGATATGCTTCCAAATGATTATGACGTTTATTCCATAGGACAACAAAACATAGAAGCAAAGCCGTTTCGTGTTCTTGAATTAAAACATACAGCAGAAAACGAAGTTGAAATAAGTGCGATAGAATATTATGATGAATTATATGATGACACTGATTTAATTCTCAATCCAATAAATTATTCCGACTTGCCGGACTGGAAACGAAAACCGCCGTATGTGACGAATTTAATATTAAGAAACGTTCCACAAAAGGAAGCGACAATTGTTGTTCAATATGATATACCGCAAACGTTGGATTATGACGAAACTGGTATCGTTCCGACCAATTTCGGGTTATGGCATCATGCCGAAATATGGGTTTCTGATGATGGCGGACAAAGATATGTTAAGCATGGCGACACGTCCGAAAATACGTATTTCATAAAGGATTTAATTGCTGGTCACGAATATTATGTTAAGGTAATATCCGTGTCGAGGTTTGGTATTAAAACGGATTTTACCGAATCGCCCACTGGTTCAATAACAGTTAAATTGGAAGTCGCACCGAGAGATATAAAAGGTCTTGAACTATGGGGACAGGGGAATGATAATATTTGGCAAGGAAAACATGCGAAGTTTCGATGGAAAGAATATTCGTCATCGGGAAGAGAACAGTTTTTGGGAATGAATAATAATGAATTGGAAGCTGGCGCAGGCGCAAAAGATGACTACTTTTTAGATTATAAAGTTGAAATACTTCATGGCGGCGTTTCAAAGCGTGTTGAGTATTTACAAGATGCTGAATATACATATACCTATGAAAAAAATGCGGAGGATGGCGGGGAATCGGGAGCAGTCAGAGAATTTACAATTCGAGTATGGGCGAGAGATAAATATAATCAAATATCGGAACATGCGGCGGAATTAACAGTTAATAATCCGCAGTGTGCAAGTGTTCAAAATTTCTTTTCTCAAACGGCTATTCGTTCTATATTCCTGCGATGGAATCCAAATAGCGAGAAGGATTTAGCGGGTTATTTAATAAAGCGTTCTTATACGTCAAATTTTGATTGGAATGATGGAACGCTTATTTATGATGGAACTGGTTCTGCTTTTACCGACAAGGCGGATGATGACGACCCTATTGGAACGGAATATTATTACAAGATTGCGGCTTACGACTTATTCGGAAAAGATTCCTTAAATCCGTCAAGTGCGATTCAAGCGATTGCTGGATATATTGCGCCGCACGACATAGACGACTTTGCTTTGGATGCGTCAAAGTTATTCTTTAAGATACCTGTATTGGAGGGCGAAGTATGGCAAGACGAAACGCCTCATTCTGGATTTGTTGCGTGGAATGAGCATAATTTATATTATAATGGATGTCGTTATAAAATCGCCGCCGGAGAAACAAATTTACGATATATCTATTGGATTTATAGCGAGCCAACAAGCGGTGCCGAATATACCGAATCAGAATACTATGCGTCTGATGTTCACCCCGAAGATTTGACTGGTGGATTAACGGACGATGATTTTATTGTTTGCGTTAATAATGATGGATGGCATGATGCGGCGTGGAATGCCATTGCGAATCAGGTTATTGGTTCTGCTTATATCATGGATGCCGCAATAACTAATGCAAAGATTGGATTGTTGGCGGTTGATACTGCAAACATAAGGGATGCCGCTATAACGGACGCAAAGATTGATTCATTACAAGCGAACAAGGTTGTTGTTGGCGAGAATGCGTCCGGATATACAACGCTTGATGAGTGGGCGCATAGTGAAGATTCGACAATGATTGATGGCGGTCGGATTTATACAGAATCAATAACAATTTCAAAGTGTGGGTTTGGTGTTGTTATTTCGTTTATTGACAATGATATTCCAACGTCAATAAATGAAGGCGATATTTGGTATCAACCATCTACCGGATTAATGTATCGAGCGGCAACGCCGATGTCGAATGAAATAAAGGCTGGTGAATGGGAATATTACATTGATGCGGCGGCGGCGGTTAATAGTGCCGAGACGTTAATACAGCCGGGCAAAATATATATCGCCGGAAGTGGAAGTGATGAAACGACTCTTGCGGATTGGAGTCATGGTTCGGATGCGACATTTATAGATGGCGGAAGGATTTATACAAACAGCGTTAAACTAAATACTCTTGTTGCTGGGGCAAGAGGGATATCAACGGCAGGATTTCTCTTTTCGTTTGATGTTGGTGATGATATAGTCTGGTGGACGGAAGGGTTCATATATTATTGGGATGATAACAATCATTATCACGTCAAATCAATATATGGTTCTGATTCTGTCGGAGCGCAATTAACAAGTGGGGAATCGCTATTTATTTATTGGATTATTGGCGAATCGGTTTTATCGTGGACGGAAGATTATAATGAAGCGGTTGGCGATGACAGGCATTTGATAGCGATATATAATGGAGCGGATGATATAACCACAACCACAAACGCACAAACGATTATAGATGGCAACCGCATTATCACTGGAAGCATAGATGCGGATAAGTTAAATGTTAATGAGTTATCTGCTATATCGTCCGATTTGGGAAGCATATTGAGCGGGAGCATATTATTTGATGTCATTGGTGGTTCTGGCGATTTGAACAGAATCAGAATAGACGAGAATGGTATTTATGTTTCACATGATAATGGCGCAACGTGGAAAAGGTTTCTGGCAATTGATGAAGATGGAAAATTGGTTTTATTTTTTGATTATTTTGATGATGCCGTTGATGGTATATTTGCAAAACCATTCCCAGAATATGTTAGTCTTTATAGCGTAGAAGAATCTGGCAACAACGGTTATGTTATTAATTATTCTGGTTGGACTAAATTTGACACTGAAAATGAATTTGTTGATATATCTTTAACTGTTGGTGCTGATGAGTTTGGTGCGAGCGGTTCATTTGCCGAAGGTTCATGGTATTTATATATAGAAAAGGATGGGGCAAGTTTGCTTATTAATAGCGGAAATTATTCTTTTGTTGGAGGAACGAGCGAACAGGTTTTGTCAAATTTCCGATACCACGTTGAGGATTATGTTGCGCCGAATGATTTATATCGTATATATGCTTATATTCAAGATTCGTTGCAGATTGATGTACAGTTAAGTCTTTCGGTTTCTCAAATTAAAGATGATTATATTGAAAATCAAACCATTATAAATGAATCTCAAACATGGGTGGAATCGCCGACATATAAATTAACAAATAAAAAAGAAATGGCTGTAATAAGTATTATTAATATAAATGATTATGATGATTATATAACGCTAAAATATAAACTTTATGATGACGAAGATAACGAGATTAGAGAAGTAGATTTTGGAAGCAAAAAATACGGTCATTCTTGTTTAATGAGATATAGCATTCCGATTTATCCTGATATTGAAATTGGTTCATCTTATTATATCAAGGTGTATTTATCGGTTGCAGATTTACAAGTTTCTTTTGGTCATATAAATTTAAAAACTGGGAAGATATTTGCAACATAAATAGGAGATTAATTATGCAATATAAAACAGGTTCGATAAGTGTATATTTTCCGAGTGGAGATACTTTCACATATACGGTTTTGGGGAACGGAACAAGTTGGCTTGCTAATGCGTCTGCTGGTGATGTTCTTTATATTGGAACATCCGCCGCGCCTTATGTTATCGGACGCGTCATAAGTGATACGGAATTGCGGGTTATTTCTCCTGTTTCGCAAGAGTATGAGCAAGAAGATTATAGCATTGTTCGTGACTTTACTTTAAATTTCAATTTGCCGTTATTGTCAATGCAAGATAGGAATGCGCCAGATATTATTTCAAGGGCATTTCAAATATTGGACGAAAAATGTTCTATTCCGCTTACCGGATATGATGAATTGATGTTTGATAATGATGAAAATATTGGATTATATTTTCATGTCCGTTCTGGTGCTTTGCGAATAAATAATGATATTGTTTTATTCAATGCGGCAACAATTGAATTGAATGATGATTCAACGTTGCTGGTTGGTATAGACGAAACCGGTGAACTTGACTTTATTGATTATGTTAGCGGTGAGGAATATCCCGACAGGTTCTTGCCGTTATATATAGTTCAAACGCTTGGCGGTGCTGTCTATCATGTAGATGATATTCGTGCGCCTTATTTTGTCCCTTATGGCTTGTGCTATTATCAAGATGATATGGAAATAACAGGGACATGGCATTTTTCGTCTGTTAAGGTTGATGAGATAAATTCGGATGCGAGCGGAGGATTAAGTGTCGGTTGTTTGGTCACGTTTAATGATGATATAAACGCTACGAATATAGAAGCCGAAACCATAACTGCTGATGAAATAACCGGAACAACTATAACTGCTTACGATTGTTTAACAAATCAAATCAAAACCCTGTTCATTTATTCTGATAGTGGTGAAAAGGTTCAATTTGAAAGCGATGTAAAGTTTAATGAGGACGTAGAAGCGGGTTCTGTTAGCGCAAGCAATATCGTTTCAAGTTATGGAACTATTCCCTACTTAAAAACCACGCTGTTATATGCCAATAGTGGCGAGACAATCAATATCAATAATGAGATAGATGTTGATGGCGATGTTTATTGTCATCGTATTTATGCTGATTCTTTTGCCATAGGTGAAACGCAGTTTGCCGAAATCACTCCGCCGAGTGGCGAGTCATTAACGCTGAACGGCGATGTATTAATAAACGGAAATCTTTCCTTAAACAGCGATTCGGATATTGGAGGCAAAAAACTTTTCAAGATGCACTGGTATGATAATCCAGATAATTACTATTTCAAAATAGACCCGATTGACGGATTATACTGGGGCGA